ACGCTGCCGGCCTCGACCCGGAAGACGAGGAAGACCAGCTCGTCGCCGCCGCGCTGGAGGAGTGGGAGCCCGACATGGCGCCGATCATCGAAGCCGTGACGGACGCCGCCCGATCGGCGCGTTCCTATGAGGAGTTCGAGGCGGCGCTCAACCGGCTCGCCGGCGACCTGCCTGTCGACCATCTCGCCCGCCGGGTCGCCCTCGCAACCATGAAGGCGCGCGGTCTTGGCGAGGTCTCCGGTGATCCGGCCGGCTAACGCGCGCGTTCAAGGGGTTTTCAACGCCGTCAGCGGCTGCGGGCGAAATTTGCGGCCCATCGGGGCCTCACGGGCGCACGGGCCTTCTGCGGCCGTTTCTGGGGCTCACGCCAAATGACCGACAAGCCGTTATTCTCGACCGCGCCCAAGGAAGTCGTCGACTACTTCGACCGCCGGCCGCGTGTCCCGACGTTCGATTGGCGCGATATCGCTCCCCGCGAACATGCGCTCGCCTTCACCGTCGCCAAGACGCACGGGTTCGACATCCTCTCGGACCTGCGCGACGCGGTTCGAAAAGCCGTGGTCGATCGCGTGCCTTACGAACGGTTCCGGGACGAGCTGATCCCGATCCTGCGCAAGAAAGGCTGGTGGGGCGAACAAAAGCAGCGCGACCCGAAAACCGGCGAACTGGTCAAGGCGCAGTTGGGCTCGCCGCGCCGGCTGCAGATCATCTACTGGGCGAATGTCCATTCGGCGCATGCTGCTGGCGAATGGGCGCGGGTCGAGCGCAACAAGGAATTCCTGCCCTGGCTCACCTACGTCGCCAGCGTATCCGAACGGAAGCGGCCGTTGCATCTGTCCTGGGTCGGAACAACGCTGCCGGTCAGCGACACATGGTGGCAGTCGCACTACCCGCCGAACGGCTGGAACTGCAAATGCTCGGTCCGGCAGATCGGCGATCGCGAGGCCGGCCGGCTGCACAAGGAGTTCGGGCGCGACAAGGCACCGCCGCTCGAAGCGCGCGAGTGGCGCAACAAGCGCACGGGCGAGACCGAGAACGTGCCGGCCGGCATCGATCCGGGCTGGCATCACAACCCCGGCCTCCTGCGCGATCGCACGCTTTCAAAGGGGCTTCAAACATCGCTCGACCGGTTGCCGGAGGCGGCGCGGCGCAATGCCGTCGACATGCTCGTGAAACATCCGATCATGGACTATGTGACCGCAACGCTTGGAGCGAGGCCGCGCTCAGCAATGGGGCACGCCGAAGGGCGCTTCTCGGCTGTCGTTGGAATGCTCACCCCGGCGCGTCAGAAGCGGCTCGGCGCGACAACCTCGATCGTGCGCCTTTCAGGAGACAGCGCCGCACACATCCGCGAGAGCCACCCCGAATTGTCGACGAAGATCATCGCCGGCGTTTCCGAGGCGATCCGTGCGGGTGAGGCTTTCATGGACCAAGGGCTGCTGATCAGCTTCCTTGAAATCGAGGGCAAACTCTACCGCTTCGCCGTCAAGCGCACGGTTCAGAGCAACGAGACCTATCTCGCATCCGCGCACCGCTCGAACCCCGATCAGCTCGATCGGTGGCGCGCAACACGTGAGAGTGTGGAATGATGCGGGCGGAGGGGCAGCACTCCCTCACGGCACAAGTCCGGGTATCTTTGGCTCGCCCGCAGGGGAAATATAGCGCCGGTTGACTGGAAACGCAAAGGGCTGCGACGCGTGTCGCAGCCCTTTCGCGTTTCTGATGCGGGCATCGTGCCCCCATGATGACGCTTCTGTCCAGCCTCAATTCGGAAAAGTCCCTCGGCACCGCCGTGCGCGGCATGGTCGAGGCGATCGCGCTCAATGCCGAGGGCGCCGCCCCGGAATGGGTGCTGCTCTGGCCGCAGGGGCGGCTCGTCGTCGGCCGGGACAAGCGCTCCTTCGTCATCCACGATCCCGAGGCGATTATCGCCGCGACGAAACCACGCCTGCCGCTGCTCGTCGACTACGAGCACGATTACGAGCTGCGCAAGCCGGGCGACAACACGCCCGCCGCCGGCTGGGTCGAGGAGTTGGAAGTCCGCGACGGCGCGATCTGGGGCCGGGTCAACTGGACCGAGCGCGCCGCGAACGCGATCGCCGGCCGCGAATACCGCTTCCATTCGCCCGTCTATCTCTGCCGGCCGAACTCCGCGCCGCTCGAAATCCTCGCGATCGGCGGGGCGGGCCTCACGCACAACCCGAACCTCTCCTTCGCCGCCCTCAACAACGAACAGGACCCTTCCATGGACAAGGAACTCCTCAAGGCGCTCGGCCTGCCCGAGACCGCCGACACCGCCACGGCCGTTGCCGCGATCAACGCGCTGCAGGCGCCCTCGCCGACGAAATATGTCCCGCGTGCCGATTACGACCAGGCGCTGACGCGGGCGACCAATGCCGAAGGCAAGCTCGCCGAGATCGAGAAGGCGCAGGCGCAGGGCTCGGCCGAGGCGCTCGTCGACAAGGGGATTGCCGAGGGCAAGATCGCCCCGGCCTCCCGCGACCATTTCGTGAAGATCGCCCTCAACGCCCGCGCCGATGTCGAGGCGCTGATCGCTTCTTCGCCGGCCTTCCTCAAGCCGGGCGCGGACAAGGGCCTTGCGGCCGGCGACCCGGCCAAGGAAGGCGGCGCGCTCTCTCCGGAGGAGAAGGCGATGTGCAGCCAGCTGGGCCTCTCCGAGGACGAGTTCATCAAGGCGCGCTGACGGCGCGCCTTCCCCTCTTTCCCACTGAAGGAAGCTCCCCATGGCTCTCTCCCGCGAACGCAACTCGATCCAGATCGGCGACGGCCTCCTCCGGGAGATCGGCGTCAAGGCCAATACCAAGATCTATGCCGGCGCGATCGTCGTGAACGATGCCGGTGTCGCCGCGCCCGGCCGCACCGCGCTCGGCCTCGTGGCGATCGGCCGCGCCGAACGGACTATCGACAACACCGGCGGGGCCGATGGCGCGCAGCGCGTGCCGGTTCGTCGCGGCGTCTTCGGCTTCGCCAACAAGGCCGATGACCCGGTGGTCGCCGCCGACATCGGCAAGGATTGCTACCTCGTCGACGACGAGACCGTGGCCAAGACCTCGGACACCAACACCCGCTCGATCGCCGGCAAGGTCTTCTCGATCGACGGCGATACGGTCTTCGTCGAGTTCTTCTAACCCGCGCCGGGCGCGCGGCGCCCGGTTCTTTCCTTTCAGGTCAGGACCCGAACCATGATCATCAACCGCCAGAGCCTCACCACGCTCAACACCGGCTACAAGGCCAACTTCCAGCGCGGCTTCGCCGGCGTCGCCCCAATGTGGGAGAAGATCGCAACCCGCGTCCCGTCCGCGACGGCCGCCGAGGAATACGGCTGGCTCGGGGCTTTCCCCGGCATGCGCGAGTGGATCGGCGAACGCCAGATCAAGAACCTTGCCCAGCACGGCTACACCATCAAGAACCGCCGGTTCGAGGCGACGGTCTCGGTGCCGGTCACCTCGATCAATGATGACCAGCACGGCATCTACGCGCCGATGATGGAGGAGATGGGTCGGTCGGCCGCCGAGCACCCGGACACGCTGGTTTATGGTCTGCTCAAGGACGGCTTTTCCGTCAACTGCTACGACGGCCAGTTCTTCTTCGATACCGATCATCCGGTGATCGGCGCGGATCGCGTCGAGCGTTCGGTCTCCAACTTTCAGGCCGGGGCGCTCGCGCCGTGGTTCCTGCTCGACACCCGCCGCGCCCTCAAGCCGCTGATCTTCCAGGAGCGCAAGAAGCCGCAGTTCGTCGCCAAGGACGATCCGGCCGACGACCGCGTCTTCATGAAGGACGAATTCGTCTACGGCACCGACAGCCGCTGCAACGCCGGTTTCGGTTTCTGGCAGATGGCCTATGGCTCGAAGGCCGACCTCACCGAAGCGAACCTGCAGGCGGCTTACACCGCGATGACGACGCTCAAGGGCGACGAGGACCGCCCGCTCGGCATCCTCCCCAACCTGCTCGTCGTCCATCCGACGCTCAAGTTCAAGGCGGACGAACTGCTCAAGGCGCAGATGAAGAACGGTGGCGCGAGCAACATCATGCAGGGCCTCGTCGAGAGCCTGTCCTCGCCCTGGCTGGCCTGATCGACGCGCCGTTGAAGCCGAGCTCCGGACTTGCTCCGGGGCTTCCTTGAACGACGTTTCAATCGAACCTGAAGGAGCCGCATATGGCCAAGGAACCGAAAACCGAGATCGAGGGCGGCGCCGCGACCGAGGCCCCGCGTTTTGTCGCTACGGTGACCGCGATCTCCGCGCGCCGCCGTGCCGGGTTCGCATTCGGCCCGACGCCGGTGCACCTCACGGCCGAGCAGCTCGAAACCAAGCTTGCGGACAAGCGCACTCTCGCCGACGCCCTCAAGGGCGATCCGCAGCTTGTGATCCGCCCCTACGAGGCGCCGGCCGAAACCAAGGAATAACCAGAGGGCGGTCTGGCACGGCTCGCGAGGCCTCCAGCACCCGATGGGGACGGCACGACCGTAGGGGCACAGCCCGCCGCCCGCCGATCCCGAGCGAAAGGAACCAAGGCAAATCCGCCGATGCCGGAGGGGCTGGGCGGGCGGGGTTCCGAGTAGGCGCGCCGGCGCGGACCGGATGACAGCCGGGAAAGACCGGCACCCGTTCACCCTCGGAGGCGATCATGGCTTACATCACGCGCGCCGACATCGAGGCGATCTATGGCGCGGCCTTCGTCGCCGGGCTCGTCCCTGACGATATCGATGCGGATACCGCCATCGCGACGGCTGCCGATATCGCGACCTCCGAAGCCGAGCTCTATCTCTGCCGTGCTTACACGGTGCCGCTCGTCGAGGTTCCCAAGGCGCTCGTTGCCGCGATCGTTGATCTCGCCTGCTATCGGCTCGCGGTCACGCATGACCGGCTGACCGATGAAATCACCGAGCGCGCCAAGCTCGCGCGCGCCCTGCTGAAGGATATCGCCACGGACAAGGCCGGCCTCGGCACGGCCGAGCCGTCGACGTCGCCGATCGGTGAACCGACCGGGCCGAACGGCGCGTCCTCATCCGACGGTTCCTACTTCACCGCGCGGCCACGTCTCTTCGGGAGAGGCGCATGACGGCCTTGTTCACGATCGATGCACGGGCCGAAGGGCTGGAGGCTGTCGACAAGGCCCTCTCCCGGCTCGATCCGCTGCCCGCCGCCGAGCTGCTGGAAGGCATCGCCCGTATGGTGCAGGAGCAGACGCGCCGGCGCATCACGAACGAGAAGCGCGCACCCTCCGGCGCAGCCTGGCCGCCGAACCGCACCGGCACGCCGACCCTCTATCGATCGGGCGCCCTGGCGCGCTCGATCGACTATGCCGTCTCGGGCGAAACGGCGATCGTCGGTTCCGGCCTCGTCTACGCTGGCATTCACCAACACGGCGGGACCGTCAAGCCGAAGAAGGCCAAGCGCCTTGTCTTCCGCATGGGCAACAAGATGATCTTCGCGCGGAAGGTAACGATCCCCGCGCGGCCCTACCTTGGCCTCTCGGCCGAGAACGCCGAGGACGTGATCGATCAGGTCGGCCGGTTTCTCGCGAAGAAGCTGGGGGGCGGCTGATGACCCGGCTTTCCGATCAGCTCACCGCCATCGAGGCATGGGTCGAGGCGCTTCAACATGCCGGCAAGCCGCTGGTGAAGGAGTGCCGGCGGCAGCTGGATCTCGTCGATGCCGAGGATGTGACGCGGACGAGTTTCAACGGACCGGCCGCCTTTCTCGTCCTGCCGCGTTTCCGGCTCGTGTCGCGCGCCGATGGCGGCAAGGATTGCGAGATCTGGATCGTGCTCGCGATCGCTTCGAAGGCCGCACCGTCGACATCGGCCGACGCGGATGTGATCGATCGCGCGATCATCCTTGCGGCGGCGCTCGACGACGCGACCTTCGGCCAGCTCATGTGCTCGCCGCCCGGCGACATCGAATGCCGCCCGGTGCTCTCGTCCGCGATCGAGACGAAAGGGCTCGCCGTGGCGGCGGTCTCATTCCGGCAGATGCTCTATCGCATCGTCGAGCCGCCGGCCGAGACCATGGGCCTTACTGGCGCCGCCGGCGCAGGTGCGCCCCGGCCGGGTGATCCGCAGGACTGGCTCGCGAATGACGGCCAGCCGACGCCGGACGAGCAGGCCGTGATCGACGGCTGGTCGGGAGGTCAGCCATGAGCGCCACCGATTACCTCGCCGAGATCATCCGAGCCCTGCGCTCCGACCTTGAGGATACGCGCCGGCGCCTCGCCAGCGCGGTCATGATCGGCCGCGTCGTCGAAGTCTCCGGCGACAAGGTGCGCCTCGAATTCGACGAGAAGGACGCCTCGACGGGCGAACCGTTCCGCTCGCCCCTTGTCCGCCGCGCCAATTCGGCCGGCGCGAACGGTGCGGGCCACAAGGAGCGCAATCGACCCGTCATGGGTGAGACCATGGTGCTGCTCTCTCCGAACGGCGAGATCGGCCAGCATTCGCGCGCCATCCCCTATGGCCCGACCGACGAGAGCGGCGAGCCCGCCGGCGACGAGGGCTTCGCGCGGGTTCTTTCCGAGGGCAACGCCTCGCTCGCGATCCGTGACGGCGAGATCCGGCTCAAGGTCGGCGGCACCACGGTTTCGGTGACGGCAGACGGGGTCGACCAGACCGGTGGTCACCAGAAGCACGACGGCAAGAACACCGGCAAGGATCACATCCACGGCGGCATCGTGCCGGGTGGAGACAACACCGACGTGCCGGCGAACTGAAGGAGAAGGCGATGGAAAAGAAGCTCTACATGGTCACGCGACCCGATATCGAATGGGTCGCCGGCAAGCGCGTCCAGGACGGCAAGATTTCGCTCACCGAGCGCGAAGCCGGACACGATCTCGCGCGCGGCAACATCGAACTCGCCAAGGCGCCCGCCGGAGCCAAGGCGCTTCCCTCGGCCAAGGCGGACGGGAAGGCCGGCGAGGACTGATCATGCGCGCGGGGATGGACGAAGCGACCGGCAAGATCGTGACGGGGTGGGATCACTGCCAGATGGTGATCCGCCGCGCCCTCACGACGCGGCCGGGCGCGCTCGTCCTGCGCCGGCGCATCGGCTCGCGCGTCCCCCTGCTTCAGGACGAGAACATGACGGCGGAAGCGGTCATCCGCCTCTATGTCGCGATCGCAGAAGCCCTCGCGCCCTCGAACCCGAACTGGGGCGAGCCGGGTTTCCGGCTGCGCTCGATCCAGCTCGTCGGGCTGAACAGTGCCGGCCAGATCGGCCTTGTCCTTACGGGCGACTATTACCCGAATGGCCACCTCGGCGATTACTCGGTCAAGGAAACCGGCAGCACCACGCTGCCCGTGCGGGAGGCCGCGTGATGGTTGCCTGTCCTCTCGCCCTGAAACCGGTTCCCACGTTCGGGGAGGACATCTGATGTCCCGTTTCTCCGATATCGACCTCGCGCTCTACCCGCTCCCCGACATTCTCGAAACGCTGACGGTCGAAACCTATCTCCTGCGCAACAAGGATCTGTTCGTCGCAGCGTGGGACGCCATCCGGGGCGATCAACCGGCGATCGACACGCTCGCGCTTGAACATGAACCGGTGACCGCTCAGCTGCGCGTCGCGGCCGAGCTGGAGAGGATGCTGCGCGGCACCGTCAACGATCGGATCAAACAGATCACGCTCGCCGGCGCGACCGGCGCGATGCTCGATCATCTCGCGATGACCTATTTCGGCGGGCTGACCCGGCGCGTCGTCACGCCCGCGAGCGATACCGCGCCGGCGGTTTTTGAAGACGACGAGACCTTCCGCGAGCGGATCGCGCTCAGCCCCGAGAGCTGGTCGACCTGCGGGCCGGAAGGCGCCTATCTGTTCTGGGCGCTCTCGGCCTCCGGCGACGTCCTCGATGTCGCGGTCTACTCGGAAGATGAAGGCGTGTGCCTCGCCCCGCGCATCCGCGTCGTCGTGCTCTCCCGCCTCGGCGACGGTACGGCCTCGCCCGAGCTGCTCGCCCTTGTTCAAGCCAAATTGAACCGCCGCGAGTTCCGACCGATCGGCGATCTCGTGACGATCGAAAGCGCCACCCCACTAGCCTATGACGCGGCAGTAACCCTGCGCGTTCGGGCCGGCTCCTCGCCGGCCGTCGTCAGTGCCGCCGCCGAGAAGCGCATCCGCGCCTATTGCGAGGGCCTGACGCGCTGGATCGGTGATGATCTCGAAGGCCCGGTCAACCTGATCGGTCGCCGCATCCTGCGCGATACGATCGCCGGCCGGGCTTATGGCGACGACATCAACATCGTTGAAGTGCTGGTGACGGCGCCGGTTGCCGATATCAACCCGGCCCATGCCGGCTACACAGCCGAGGCATTGGCGGGGGTCGGCACGCCAACTTTCGAGCCGCTCGCCGCCGAGGTGACAGCCCACCTCTTCAACGCGCCGCGACTGGGTGCCCTGACGATCACGACCGAGATCGCGGCGGCGGGAGGCTTCGCATGACGAAGGCGCTCGTCCCCTCCAATCACCGCCGGCGCGAGCACGCGCTTGCCGAGGTCCTCGCGCCGCTCCGGGCGATCGACACCCGCCCAATCGAATGGGCATGGGACGCCTGGCGCTGCCCGGCTCCGCTCCTCCCGTTCCTTGCCTATGCGCTCTCCGTCGACTTCTGGGATGACAACTGGGACGAAGTGCGCCGGCGGCGAGCGATCGCGGAGAGCCCGGCCTATCACCGCCGGAAAGGAACCCGCGCCGCCGTTGAGACGGCCGCCGGCTACACGGCGCGTGCCTTCACGATCATCGAATGGTGGCAGTTCTCGCCGCCAGCGCGACGAGGCACCTTCGCGGTCACGCTGCACCTCGGCGAGAACGAGGCCGCGATGCCGGCTGCCGAGCAGGCGTTGCTTCGACATCTGATGACGCGCGCCAAACCGAAGAGCCGCGCCTTCTCCCTGCTGGCCGGGCATGTCGAAGCGCTCTCCTTCACGGTCGGCGTCGGTCTCCTGGGAGGCGGTGGCGCGGTGCTCGCGGTCCCGCCGGACGATCTCGAACTCGAATTTTCGCCGCATGTCTGGGTGCAGCCGGGTTCCGGCGCGCCGCTGGAGGTCCAATGAGCAGCATTACGATTATGACCACGCAGGGCCGCGCCCAGCTCGCGGCGGCCGTGGCGAACGCGCAGACCTTCCCCTCAGCGAAGATCGCGGTCGGCGATGGCAATGGCGGCACCTATGTGCCGAACGAAGCGCAGGTCGGGCTCGTGCACGAGGTCTGGCGCGGCAATGCGACCGTCGCCCGAACCGATGATCGCGTGATCTTTCAGGCCGTGGTGCCGGCTGAGGTCGGGGGCTTCACAGTGCGCGAAGTCGGCGTACTGATCGGTGAAGTCGGCGCCGAGCAGCTCTTCATCGTCTCGCAGCACCCGTCGACCGAGAAGATCGCGGCGCCGGCGAACGGCTCCGGGCCGCTCCCGATCACGATCGTCTTTTCGGCCACGGCCGCCGAACAGGCCGTGCTGCCGATCGGCTCCTCCGACAACGCGACCCTGCAGCTCTCGCGCGCGCCGCATATCACCGTCGATGGCCTCGTAACGGAACCGCCGGCGGAACCGGCCGACGGTTCGCTCTACGCGATCGACGCCGGTGCGGCGGGGCTCTTCGTCGGCAAGGGCGGCTGGCTGGTCGAGCGCGTCGCCGGCGCGTGGATCTACAAGCAGCCGCCCGAGAAGTCCGCAATCCGGCTCGCGGCGGATGGCGCCTGGTATCAGCGGAACGGCGCGGATTGGGTCGCGCTCACCTTTGAGGATACCTCGATCCTCTGGGCGCAGATCCAGGACCCGCCCGCCGAATTTCCGCCCTCGGCGCACCATCATGACGAGCGGTATTTCACCCAGGCGCAAACGGCGGTGCTGCTGGCGGGCAAGAGCAACACCGACCACCTGCATGACGACCGCTATCTCCGCCTGATCGGCGGCACCGCGACGGGCGGCATCGCCGCGCCTGATCTTGCTGCCGTGGCCGCCGGGCTGCGGCTGTGGCTCCGCAACGTCGGGGCTTTCAATCGGATCGACAGCTACAACGACCCGATCACGGCCACGCAGAACCTGCTCATCAACTCGTCGCTCCTCGCGTTTCTGATCGGCGACGTCGAGAAGATGCGGCTCGATGGATTGGGCCGGCTTGGCATCGGAACCGATGCGGCCGAGGCGCTGCTGGATGTTGCCGGCGGCGCGATTGTGCGAAGCGACCTCCGCCTGAAAGCGGCGGCCTATCCGAAGCTGCTGTTCGAGGCGACTGGCAATCCCTCCGGTGACCGGAAGTGGCAGATCTATGATGGGCCGGGGGGAATTCTCCGATTTGGCCACTTGAACGATGCGGAAAACGCGGAGACGCCCGGCACCATTTCGTTTGATGGAGCGCTCCAGGTCAGCGCCTCGACCGGCAGCGCTGTTCATGTGCTCGCTGGCGGCGCGAATGTCGCGTGGAAGACCCTCGCCGAACTCGGGGTCGGGAGGCAACTCATTGCCGCCGGGCGAGTCGTCGGCACATCGGCCCCCATTGTGTTTCCAGCGGCCGAACAGTCTACGAGCTATTCGGTTTACGGCTATGGCGGCTGGGGCGGCTCCGGCGACAACTCGGGGGGCACCTCAACCAATCTGTCGCTCAGTTCCAAGACCTTGGTCGGATGCACTGTCAACATTGCCGACGAGGGCGGCGGCAGTCCGACCGGAACTTGCCGTTTCATCTACTTCATCGTTCGCGACTAGGGAGACCTTACATGGGCAAAATCATCGTCGTTCCAGGGCAAAATGGCCTCGTCTCGAAACCGGGCCAGATCTGCGGAACGGTTCTGCCGGAAGGCGCGGTTCTCGCAGACCTGCCGGAAGGCGGGACCGATCTACCGCCCGCGAAAGCGGCGCTGCTCCGCGACGGTCAGATCGTCATCGTCGCCAACTTCGTCAGTTCCGGCCCGTGGTTTGATCAGTCCGCCCCCGCTCCGGCCGATGGCCGACAGACCGTGCGGATGGTCAAGCTCTCGAAACTCGCCGGCGCGACCGTTGACCGGCTGACCGCGATCGAGATCGACGAATACGACTTCGATCCCGAGGCGGCGGGCTGGGAGATGGAACCGCGCGCCGAGACGGCGGCCGAGAAGAAGGCGCGCGAGAAGGCCGAAGCCGATGCGGCGGCGGCGCGGGAGGCCGAACGCCGGGCCAATCGCAAGGTCTCGGCCGTGCAGATCCGCCTCGCCGCGAACGAGCTTGGCATCCGGCCGGCGATCGAGGCCCTCGTGGCCCATCCGGACACGCCGCAGGAGGTCAAGGACTATTGGGAGTATTCGACCGAATACCACCGCGCGAGCCCGGTCTGGGCGATCGCCGTGCCGCTGTTGCCGGCCACCGAGGCGGATATCGACCGGCTCTACGACGTCGCCGAGACGAAGTAGCCGCTTTCAACCGCCATTGAACGACAAAGGGCTGCGACGCGCGTCGCAGCCCTTTTTGTTTCGTCATGGCCGTAACTTCCTCCCGTCAAACCGCTTTCGTCAAGAGCGAACCCGAACCGGAAGAGGCACACAATGCCGGCAGTCGATTTCAACCACGGTGCCCGCGTCATCCAGGCCGGCACGACGCCGCGCCCGATCGCGCTGGCCAACATGCGGCCGATCGGCGCGATCATGGTCGCACCGAACGCCGATGCTGACGTGTTCCCGCTCAACGAGCCGGTCTCGTTCTTCAGCGACGATACCGCGAAGAAAACCGCCGCCGGCGTTGGCGGCAACGTCGCCGATATCTTCGATGCGATCGAGGATCAGGGCATCGTCTCCGAGGTCGTGATCGTTCGCGTGGCCGAGGGCGCCGGCGCGAACGCGCAGGCCATTCTTGAAAGCACGCTCACCAACATCGTCGGCTCGGGCGCGAACCTCACGGGCGTCCATGCCTTCAAGGGTGCGGAGAGCCACACCGGCACCAAGCCGCGCCTGCTGATCGCGCCGGGCTACACCGACATGCGGATCGCCGACGCGGCGAACCCCGCCGTCAACGAACTGATCGGTATCGCAACCCGCCTCAAGGGCATGATCATTGCGGACGCCGACGCCTCGAGCCGCGACGCGGCCTATGCGTGGCGGCAGGATTTCAACGCCCAGAAGCGCATCTACGCCATGACGCCGATGGGGAAGGTCTTCGAGAACGGGGTCTATGTGAACCGGCCGCTCGCCGGCCGCGTTGCCGCGCTCTTCAACAAGAAGTGGAAGGAGAAGGGCGGGCCGTATTTCTCGCCCTCGAACCAGACGATCGGCGGCATCGGGGGTATCTCGCGCCCGGTCTCGTTCTACGACGGCGAGCTTGATCACGAAGCCAACTGGCTCAACGAGCGCGGCCTCGCGACCGTCATCGAGCGCACGCTGCTCTGGGGCAACCGCACGCTCGGCTACAACCCGGTTGCCGGCACCGGGGACGCGAACGACATGTTCGTCAATGTCGTCATCACCATGGACGCGATCCACGAGAGCATCGTCAAGGCGTTCCGCTGGGCGATGGATCAGAACATGAGTTCGCACCTCGGCGTTTCGATCATCGAGGCTGTCGATACCTTCCTCGCCTCGCTCCGGGCTGTTGGGGCGATCATCGGCGGGCGGGCCTGGTTCGACAAGGCGGTCAACTCCTACGCCGATCTTCAGTCGGGCATCCTGCGCGTCGAGTTCGACGCCGAGCCGGCCTCGCCGCTCGAAAACCTGATCTTCGGCTCGCACCGCAACCCGTTCTACTACGAGGTTCTGGCGCAGGACATCCTCAAGCTC